GTATTAAAGTGATCAAATAAAGTTAATGTTTGATTCATAAGCTTTCTCCTTTGTAAGCAAGATTGTTAGTAACCCATTAGGCATTACTATTTATTAATTATTTTAAGCAACCATTCAATATACTTTTGAAGTAGTTCTTTATTCATTTTAATGTCTATGAAATGCGTAGACACGCTCATTTACTTGAGCACTAGTTCCGTGAGTAGTCTTTACATTATGTAATGTAATAGCCCCATGTGAACCAGTATGTTCAAGAGTTAAAAAATCTCTTTCTTTAATTGAGTGAGTAGTTTTATACGCCCCACCAATATGTAAATCTAAAGTAACCGGTGCATAACTTTCATTAACTATTGTAACACCCTTTTCATTAGAAGTAGTTGAATCATTAGTTCCTGTTTGTGCTGCGCCTGTTCCCGTTGAATTTATAACAACATATCCCATTAGTTATTCTCCCTTTAAGATTTGTTTGGCCATCATTATTATCTGAGCATAATTAGGATGCTCAGCTATTGGGGCGCCTTCCTTAGTTGCCTTAATAGTAAGGTCAGCCCACTCCTGATAATGTTTATCAATAGCTACTGCTAATTGTTTTGCATTATCGTCCTCAGTATTTTTAGTTTGAGCATTAGTAAAACTGACGTTAGCCTCTGCTAAAGCAGAATCAGCAGCAGCTTTATTCTTTTCAAGCTCTTTCATTTGTTCAGCATCTTGCGATTGCTTTTGAATTGTTTGAGCAGCTTTCTGCTTAAACTCATCAGTAGTATAGTCCTCTAAGAAATCATTACTATCTAAGTTCATTGCTTCAATTAACTTAGTAGCTAATATAGCAGGTGCTTCAGGTTTAATAACCATTCCTACACCTTGCTTATTTAATGCAGGTAATACTTCTGCACCTATCTTAGATAGTTTTTGAATTTGATTAGCATTAGAATTTTCACCAATATCTAATAAAATTTCTACATCCATATTAGAAGGTAAGCTATCCATATTAACAGTACCGTATACACCTTCTAGGTTATACATCATTTTACCTTTTACATTCTTACGCATAGTTTCATAGATACCAGCAACTAGCTTTTTAAATCCAGTCTCAGCAAACCTACGTGCAATATGTTGTATTCTTTTCTGCGCTGCAGACTGCACAGCAGCTAGTTTCTGCTCTGAGTTACCTGATATATACAAAGTATCATTAAGGCCTTGTGCGGCCTTCGACATGCCCGTTGCCTGCTCCTTTATTGTCTGCAAGTACTCTAATAATGGTACAGTACCTGTAGATATTGTTTCAGGTTGCATTTGTTGTACTGCATTTACCGGACTACCGTTAGTTGGTATAATCTGTTTAGGCTTCATATTCTGCAATGCACTAAAGTCAACTACATTAGGATCTGCAAGTTTAGGTGAATAGTTAGTTAAATAAGTATTCTCTACAAATCCACGCATTATAGCAGTAGATGCTAGTGTAGATGATCTAGTAAAATCTGCCATTGACAAACCATAAAATTCAAATGGTATGTCTATAGGTGTAATAGATGCTAATGGTATACTATCAATGTCTTCTTCATACAATATATAATCACCAACAGTTATTATATGCTTTAATTCTGCAATACCATCACCATCTCTGTCCACATTTAGCCACGATTCTGTAACAACTACAGATCTATTAGCTTCTAATGGTATATCATTCTCTACCATACTGCCAGATATGTACTCTTGCCCAGTAATTTCTTTTCTTGCTGCAATCTCTTGTGAATATTTTAAACTACCTGCCCAAGAATCATCACCAAGCTCGTCCCATTCTGTAATATCTGCAGTTTCTTCTGGATAATGCTTACGTAATTCTGATCTTGTCATTTCTGTTTGTATACCAACAAAAGATGATTCTTCAATTGACGTAGCTTCACGTGATATTCTAAAGTTTTCTGGTGGAACTAACTCTAATTTTACACGAGATCTGTCAATTGTTTTCTTTAATCGCACATTTATGTACATTAATTCTGCTTGTGGCTGCATACTTGTTAGTGGATCTGCAGGCGCAAAGTCATTTTCAAACTGTAATTCACCAACAATTTCTGTATTTTCATCTGAAAGCAATTCATCTAGCTTAGCTTGTGAAATTTTTTCGTATTCTTCAAACTCATGCTTCTTATCTTCTATATATGTCCAGCGACATACAGAATTTTTCCATAATAACGCAGCTTTAATCCATTGCTGTAGTAACTCCCAGCCGTTATTCTTTTTAAACAAACAATAATTAACTATAGCTGAAGCGTCTTTGGCCGCAGCAAAGCTGCCTGGTGAGTCATCATAAGGCACAAAGCGTGCTAGTTTATTATTACTTAAAAATAAATCTGATATAATTGCAGTATATGCTTCAACAACTTCTGTTGTAGATGTATCAACAATGGTACTTACGCCCTGTGGTGTTAAATGACTTTCAGGTACACCAGCATATTCATATGTAGCTTTTAATCTTTCTCTTGATAGATCTGCTGAATCTAGCCAATCACCGCTAGAATTCATTATGCCTCTTTCAATAAGCTCAACTAATTCCTCATCAGTTACAGGTTCTTTATATCCATAAGGTTCGGTCATTTACTACCTCCCTGATGCATAAGAACTTTCTTTTTTAAGTCCTTTAAATCTGAAACTGCATATGAACCAGGTTTAGGAAGAGTTCTAGGTTCTTTCTTTTTCTTTTCCTTACGTGGTTGTTGTATATATCTTGACATATTCCGCTCCTGGGATTTACAATTTATTTAAAAATCTTGCTATATGATGTACAAATGGTAACAATGTAGCTGCCATAAATAGATTAACACCTGAATGTGCTACAGCTATTCGTAGTGTATCACCTTTCGGCATGCCATCTGAAACAAGTAATCCTGCTAACCATATAGTTCCGGTTGTTCCTATATTAGCACCTAATACTGCAGCAACAGCAGATGGTAATGGTAAGAAACCACTTGCTACTAATCCTACGATTGCTGTTGTTGATAATGAACTTGACTGCCACATTAATGTACAAACAATTCCACCTAAGAACATTAAGTATGGATTAGCTATAAAAGGTTCAAGCTGTTCTACTCTACCAAGCGCTTTCATTCCGCCTGCAAACATTTTAAGTCCTACATAAAATACTATTAGTCCTACTATAATTTTAAAAACTGGTGTATGATGTACTGAAGCTATATTAGGTAAATCTGTCATGTCTTAGCCCTCGCATGTACATTCCTTTTTATTTGCTAGCTCTGCTAGTAATTCTTTATTTCTTTGCAACAATTTATAATGTGCTTTTTGTAATTCTTTTAAATCCATTTTAACTAACCACAAAGCTTGTCTTGCAGATAACATTTCTCTTCTTAATGTTTCTTCAAAACTTTCTTCATGGTTTTGCCATCCTTGTCCATTGATAACCATATCATCCTCTTTTACTCATCCATGCTGAAGTACCCATGTATGCACCTACTATACCAGCACCTGATATATAAAATAAGTTACTTACATCTGACAGAGCTTCAACTCTTTCTAATGGTACCCACGGTAAAAACATAGCTGTAGTAAATACACCCATACCTATTAAAGTCCATCTAGCCATTCTAAGTTGGCCCAACTGCTTACGCAGTGCAGCTTCTGTTTCTTTTATTTCTTTTAAATGCAATAGTTCTTCATCAGAAACTACGCCGTCACCATCCTCATCATACTCATTAAATCTTGAGTTTTTCTCCAGGTTCTTTTGTATCGCTCTCATTACCATTGTACTTTTCCGGGTTTGTAAATTGATCCGTACAAGCTTGCTTAATAACTACAAATGGTAATCGATGATTTATTATATCGAATTTCATTTCTTCTATTCTTACTTCGCATTTTTCCATTTCTATATATGGACCATTTAGATCTTTAAATGTACGGCAATCGCTAAAATTATAAACTGAGCATACCATTATGAATGCTTCAAACATGTCCTCGTCTCCTTATTATCTATGTCTTGCTACCTTCTTTGCAATTCTCTTCGGTTGTTTAGAGTGCTGCTTACCAGCTTTAGTATCTTTTCTTTTCTTCCTAGTTGTTGCAGCATACTCAGCGGCAGTTAAAGATTTTATAGCTGACGATGGCATATATCTTTCACCTGTAGCTTTCGGACCTACAGTAGAATTTTTACCACTTTTAGTTCGCCATTTTTCTTTACCCCACTTCTTTAAACTTTTTTGACCTTTAGTTAAAGCCATTATCTATAGCCCCCACCTTTAGCTTTATATTGTTTAGCTAACATTTGAGCTTTACGTGCAGACCATTGTCCCGGTCTACCACCTTTACCACCTGCTTTTATTCTCTGAAAGAGTTGCTTACGCATAGTTGGTTTAGTATAATTACCTGCTTTATTTACTGTACTTTTAGCCATATTACCATTTAACCTTATGTGACCAGTATCTAGCGCTTAACTTACTTGGGTTTGCATCTTGCGCATTATGTCTAGCATAATATGATTTCTTACGCGCTTTATCTTTTGCACTAGTAGGATTCTTACCAGCACCACGTACGCCTTGCTGTCCAAATCTAATTGTTTTAATTTTATCACCCTGCTTAGCTACCACTACATGTGATTTAGTAGGATGCCCTGGAGTTCTTTTAGGTTTATTAAAACCTGATACACCAGCTCTTTTTAATCGCGGATCCCGTTCAGCCATTACTTTTCTCCCATAAAATCTATTACTTGTGCTGAAGTATTATCTTCAACTAATTCCCATTCTATAACTTCTTTCATTGCGCCTATATATTCTGATAGCCCCATCTCAGATAATAACTGTAATGGTGCAGCTAGCGTATCACATTTAAATATTAATATCTTACATGACTTAGTTATTGTAAGTTTAATACCTAATGTTTCCGCTAGTGCAATCATAGCTATAGATTCTTCAGGTGATATTTCGTCAACTAAAGTTATAATCTTTGTGTTTACACACTTGGCTTTCATTGTATAAAGATATGATAAACTAACAAACCAATTATTAATAGTTTACCATAATCTAAATCCCAGGCTGTGCCTTCACCAAAGTTTTTACTAAAATTTTTTAATTTTTCTTTCATGCTGTCTCCCTATATTAATAATCAAATACATCAAAGATTTCTAAAACATCACTTTGAGGTATACCTATTTCATAACGACCGCTTACATCGTCCTCTAATCCACCTATGCCTTTATCTTTTTTATGGACAACAGCATAGATTCTATTACCAAATCCTTTATACTTAGGAGTTTCTGATACTCCTGATGTAAATATCATAGGACCCTTACCATAACCCGCTTTAGCTTGAGAGCCTACTTTTCTATATTTAAAATTATCTTTATCTAAACCTTTTGCCATGGTAGTATGAAAAGTTACATCAACATCTTCTCCGCCATAGTCTTTATATTCTTTTTCTATTTCTAATTTCTTTTTTAATAAACTGTCTTGTGTTGGATATACTTTACCTTTTGAAGCTATCGGTCCTGTCATATTAAATACGCTAGGAAGTTTTTCTTTAGCAACATTACCTGCAGCTCTTACACCTTTACTAGCTAATGGACCTACAACAGGAATTGCACCTAACATCATTGCACCCGTATTAATACCGGCCATCGGGTAGTTTCCTTTCATGTATTCATCATAAGCAGCTTTACCTGAAACACCCATAGCATATGGATTATTTATTATTTGCGCGGTTTCATTTAAAGCTTTTAATGGATTCTTTTTGACTTCCTGTCCTAAAAGCGAAAGTATAGCTTTTAAGTTTTCATATGTAGCCATGTTAATCTCCATTAGGTGGCGGATTTATCCCCTGCTTCCGCCGGAGCAGCGAGGACAATGGGAACTCTTAAAGCCACTGTGTATCATCATTTAACAAATAATCATCTGCTTTCTGTGACCACGGTACTTTATTTATAGTTAACTTGTCGTAATGTGTTCTTAATGTTTCTAAGGCAATAGCTGTAGCCATAATAGTATCATCATGACACCCAGGAGCAGCCTC